TGGATAACAAAAGAGATTCCTGTTGAAAAGATTGATATTGATCCAGAAACAGGTGTGGCTTCTAAGGCAACCCATATAGAAAAGTTAAAGGTTAAATATATGGATGTTCCTAGAAAGAAACACAGGTGCAAAGAAGGAGAGCATATCTTCCGTGTATTAGACAAATCAAGGTATATCTTTGGTTGTAAAAGGTGTCAATATTCTCGCCAAGTTTACCCTGGTGTATATAGATTAACCTCAAAAGGACACTTGATTCATGTTGAGACAAACAAGCGTATTTAGTAGCTTCACAGGTTTACACTTCAAATAAATTACATATAAACTTAAATTAAGTCAGAAAGGTTATCCCTTTCAGGCAAAACTTCGGGGTGCGAGCCTCGTTAAAAACATCGTTAGGTTATGCAGGAAAGGTGGTGATAATTATGACGGATAATGATACATCTGATAGAGAGTTCGGTGAAGAAACCGAAGTCGAGTCAGATGACGTACTAGAATCTGATAAGGAAGAACTTGAGGATAATCAGGAAGAAGAAACCAAAGAGCCTGAAGAAACTAAAGAAGTTGAACCGGAAGAAAAATCCGAGGATGCTGAAGAAACCAAGTCAGAAACAAAGCTAACAGAGAAGGGAACAAAACTTGATCCCAACCCTCAATCAGCAGTACATCAACAACTAGCAAACGAAAAAGCCAAAAGTCAGCAGTATGAGAAAGTCTTGAGGAATCCTCAATTGCTTTCCCAATACATGAAAACCCAGTTTAAGGGAACTCCTGAAAAGGAACAACCAAAAACTGAGGCAAAAGAATATAAGGCTGATGATTTTGAGAAACTTAGTGATGTCGCCAACGTGGTGAACACACTTCAGAAGAACTTTGCCGATAAGACAAAGTCATCTGAAGAAAAAATCACTGAACTAAAAAATACCATTTCTACAATAGTAGGACAGGGACAAAGGCAACAAGTTGCTAGCAATATAGAACGGGACATTGGAACTATCTCCAAACTTCCTGAATTTGACTCTAAAAGTCCTGATTATGTAAAAGGACTACAAGAACAAATAACAAAGAGGTTTAAGGAGTTAGATTTTGACGAAAATACAAAACTTTTTAGAGGACAGCACTCTATTGCTCAGATAGCGAAAGACGCTATTAGTAATATCAATTTGGGCAAGAAGGCAGGTTCTTTAAAGACACAGACTATAGTTAAAAACAAGTCTGCTGGAAAAGTCAAAGTTAGCCCGAAAGTTGATGAAGATACTGGTGATAAAGAACTTTCTCCAGGGGAATCAATCGCCAAGGGTATTAAAAAACTTAGACTTAGGTGATTTCTATTGGAGGAAGAAAAATGAATATAACTAAATTGCCATTCAAAGAACAAAGTGACTTTATTGCACTCTTTGAATAGGAAGAATTGGGGTGACTAAATATGGGTGTTAATTACGGACAAGGTTCGACTCTAACCGCTACAGACAAGGAACTATATCTTAATATCGAAAAAGAGATTAAGAAATATCCGACTCCAAGAATTGAGTTGGTTAAGAGAATCGGAACTTTTAAACAAGCAGTTAAATCTCACAAAGTTGAGTGGTCGTTGCGTGACAACAGGGCAGTTACAGCAGTTGTAGCAGAAGGTACTACGGATAGTGGTGCAGTTATTACTGTAGATACTCCTGGTGTGTTTAACGTGGATGACTTAATGGAAACCGCCTCTGGCGAGCAACTTAAAGTTGTTGGTGTTATTGGTGGTGTTCAGATTCAGTTTAGTAGATGGGCTGGTGATGCGGCTGAAATCGCAGGTGCTAGCACAGTAAAGCGAATTGGTATGGTTACCGCACAAGGTAAAGATGCTGATACGATGATTACGACTGGTTACGAAGATCTTTATAACTACACTTCCATTTTGGAAGATGTTGTAGATCTTTCTGGTACAGAAAACGAAGCTCTCATTAGAGGGAAAGAGGATTCTGGTCAACTAATCGCCAGAAAACAGCGAGAATTGGCTGAGGTTTTGCAATCTCAACTCGTTCTTGGTATTCGTGCCAAAGATGATGCTACCAAGACAACTTCAATGGGAGGTATAAAGTATATGATAGATACTTATGCTTCTGGAAATGTTGTTGACTTTGGTGGATCAGCAACTTGGTCTGCTACTGGAGATGATGGTCCTATGGGCAAATTGGACAACGCGCTTGATCTATTGAGTGCGAAGGTTTTTGATAAACCAACTCTTTATGTAGGTGGTGGATTTATGCGAAAATTCAAATACTTGTTCTCAGATTTGATTAGAACAAATCAAAAGAACGACACAAGAGGTATTGGAAAAGTAGGTACATATCTTTCACATTTGTACGGCAAAATTGATGTTGTCTTAATTCAGGAAAGAACTGGATGGATGGATGACTTGGTTTTGGCTGTTGACGAAAGTGATATTGGCTACAAACCTGAGAGAAATCGAGGGTGGCATACATATCCGCTTGCCAGACTAGGAGATTCGTTCAGATGGCAGGTGTTAGGTGAATACACATTTAAAATGGGTAATCCAAACGCACACTGTTATATGCACAATTTGGGAGTCTAGTTAAACACTAGTTCCAGCACAGAGCCTCTTTCGAGAGGTTCTTTGCGTGGGGGGGGTTACATTCTGTGTGTAATCAATACATACTTAAAATAGGATTGAGGTGATTATTTATGGCTACAAAAACAGCTACAGCAAGGACAGTTTTCGTATTAGGTAGAGAAGTTGACGGAAACAGAGAGGCTTATGTCGTAGAAAGTGCAGAGGAATATTCTGTTGATATAGGAACTATGGTGACTTACACAGATCAAACAGCTAGTTTCCCATACGCAATTACCTAATAATAGGTTGACGGACAGAAAAGAGGAGGGTGATGTAAATTACCCTCTCTTTTTATTACAAGGAAAGTGGTTCTAGGTTATACTTAAATTAAGATGGCTTTGACAAACACGACCCAGTTTATAGGCACTGTAGGAGAAGTTATGACCTATATGGCTAATTTCGCTGGTGGTACAGTCCCAAATGTAGATTCAGATGAATACGCACAATGGCTTTCTTACATCCAAACAAAATATGAGGAGGCTTCTAAGAGGGGATTTTGGAGAAGGCTATTAACCAAAGACGAATTAACTCTTACTGTAGGTGACACTGAAGTTTACTTGCCAGTTAGATTCCAAAGGTCAAATTCTCTTTATGTATTAGTACATGGTGAGGTTGATTTAGCAGATCCAGACAGAGTTCCTGATGACCAAGAAATCTATGTTGAAATGGAGAATGATCCTACTCATGAGAATTTTGGTAGATGGAAAGTGTCTTTTAAGGAAGCAATAGAAACTACAGAAGATTGTCTTTTGTGGTATTTTGCTACACCACCTAAACCTTCAGCTTCAGCAGATAAGATACTTTTACCAGGAGATATGCTTGCTTATGGTGCTTTGAGTGAATACTACAGAACAGCTAATTTACCTGGTTCACAAGACGATGCAAGAGTAGAATACGAAAATCGTTTTAATGGGTATCTTGCTATGGAGCAAGTACCAGGAAGGCATGAACTCTTGAAGTTTGTCAGTAACCCAAGAAGCCTTGATAAACTTAGGGTTGCGAGAGACAGATACGCAGTAAGAACTGATAGATCAGCTAGAATATGATATGTTTAGGTATCCTGAAAAACGTAGTAATCCCAAAATCAAAAGAACTGGAAGTCAGGGTTTTCCTGATGGATGGAACAGTCTCCCCGATCCTGCTTCACTAAAAGACACTGAGTTATCAGAACTTATAAATGGTATTTATCTTCAATATGGAACAATAACCAAAAGACAAGGAACTCAACTTGTAGGCGAAGCCATGGATGGCACAGACAATATTGTAAATGCAAAATCCTTTTATGATATTGACGGAAGTGACTATGTTTTGAGAATTAACGATTTGGGTAAAATTGAAGTGTATAGTTTTTCGTTGGAAACATGGTCACTTTTAACAGCCAATGTTCCAGAGGGTTATACAGACACTGATCCTGAGTTTGCAGATGATTCTCCGATTTTTACTCCTGGTGATTTTATTAACATGGTTCAAATAAGAGATACTATTTACTTTGCTGGACCAAACGACAGAATGGTTACTTTTGATGGTACTGATTGGGGAATTTTTGTAACCTTAGATGATCCTGATACTTATCCCACAGTTGCTAAAACAGGCAGTGGTTCTGGAACTCGCACCTACTACTATAGATATGCTTGGTTGAACGAAACAGGTATTACTCTTGCTACTCCAGCAAAAACAGATGAGGCAGAGGGTGAGGGATGGTTTGGAAGTATGCCTGAAATTGATGGTGGGACTTATTTAACCTTAACACTTCCTGAAGCTCCTTCTGATGCTACTAGGGTAATGATATTTAGAGGAGATACTGCTGAGAATGAATTTTTCTTGGCTGCTCTTGACGCTTCTGAGACAACTTATGTTGATAAAGACATAAATCCTTTAGGACAGTCTGGAGTTGATTATATGTTTACTGTACCATCTGCAAACAGCACAGAAGGTTATCACTTTTACTTATTAGATACTTATCAAAATATGCTTGTGGGTACAACCACAGAACTTGGGAAAGATGTCATTGTTTGGTCAGGTGAGCAGGAGATTGTTGAAACTATGGATAACAGTCTTTCTTTTACACTTCCAGATGGTTCAGGTTTTGATGGATTTCAAAAAGGAGATGGGCAGGATATTAACGCACTTAAATCCTTTTCAGTAGCCAATGATGATGGGCTTGCAGTGTTTAAAGATTCAAGAGTAGGTTTAATGAAAGGTGATCCCGTTGGTGGTTTTAATATTCAAAATGTCAATGTTATCCGTGGAACAATGTCTCCATTATCTCCTCATATTGCCGGTAATGATATTAGGTTCTATTCAGACGAAGGTGTTGCCACTTTAGGACATGAAGAAAACTATGGAACTATTCTTAGGTATTCAGTTTTGTCTCTAAAGGCTGATTCTGTTACTAGAAGGGTTACAACCGCCAATTTACCCAATGTCTGTAGTGGTTATTACAAGAATTTGTCTTTGTTTGGTATTTCTACAGGAGAGGCAGGAACAGGGAATACCTCAATTCTTGTATATGACGAAAGATATAACACCTGGAGTCACTGGACAGGACTTCACCCTTCTGTTTTCTTTACAGCAAAACACCCAACCACTGATGTAGAAAACTTGTATTTTGGTGTATCAGATGCAAGTTCTGATTATGGTGGGAATGTAGTCAAAATGTTTACCGGAAGAAAAGACTATGCAACATCTACTGGTACTGGAGAAAAGATAACTCTTTCTATTACCACAAAACAATATGATGCCAAACTTTCCGACCAATTTAAGAAATTCGACAAGGCAGTTTTGGTATTTGGTTCTCTAACAGGTAATGGAACTACAGTTCAAGCCATAGGTACTGGAGCAAGTGGAATTGAAACTTTCCCAAGATATCGAGTATCAACAGATCCCGTCTTATCTGGTTTTGGTAATGACGAATGGGGAGATCAAGAAATAGGAATGATGCAAGAGCCTGAAACTGGAGAAACTCTTTTGATTAAGTATATTAACTTGAGGCAAAAAGACTTGTTTTGGACAAAAATCAACCTACAAAACGATGGAGAGTCTGATGAAATGACATTTAGAGGAGTGTTTTTCTATTACACCTTGAGTGATAGACAACTACCAGGAAAAGCAAGACTTACAGCTTTAGCTTAAAGTTACAAGTATTAAAGATATAAGTTATACTTAAATTAGGAAAAGATATCTTTCTTTAAAATACTTTTTCTTAATAGATAAATACCTATTATCCAGATACAAAGGATGAGGTATTTACTTGAAGGATATTGTTCGCTGAATGGAATTGTCATCATAATCATTGTGTAAATTCCACCGACAATTAGAAAGACAAGTTTTTTCATCAAGAAATTATAACATACTATGAGTTGGTTCACAGATCTTTTAGCAAAAACAGGTACAGCTATAAACACAGTGGGACAAGGTGTTATAGAACCTCTAAAATCAAACCCCGTTGTTGGTCCTGCTTTAACAGCTACTTTTCCAGAAAAAGGTGTTTCTGAGTGGCTAGAGGCTTTTTACCCAACTGAGGTTAGTGCTTCTACTGGAGAGACACTTCCTGCTACAGAAGAAGGTTCTTATACATTTTCTGATTATCCTACTGGTATTCCTACTTCAGATACTTTAGGAACTACAGCCCCTCCAACAGGTGATGACAGTGGAATGGATGCAGAGCAATCCGCTATTCTTCAATGGTTGGTTGACATGGAAGCTGCACAGCTAGAGGGGGGTTTACTTCGAAATAAAGGACAAGACACTTTTGATAACTTAATGAATTATGCCAATGACTTTAGTACAAGGGCAAAAGACTTATTCACAAACTCTGGACAGGAAATAACAAATACCTTTAGTGGTATAGCTGGTGATACAGCAAGACTTGGACAGTCTGCAAGGACAAGGGCGGCAAACGCAGCAAGAGCCGGTGGATATGGTGATTCCTCAAGGCTTGGACTAATGAATCAGGTAACAGGAAGCCTTGCTGGTAGGCAGGGACAAAATATGGCAAGAAGGGGAGAAAATGAGATGGCTAATCTTTCAGACTATAATGCGAAAGAAGCTACAGCCGAAACACAAAGA